CCGCATGGCCCTGATGAGGCAGCGCATGATGGCTATGCGGACCCAGGCCAAGTCGGTCGCCCGTGGCGTGGACGACATGACGACCTCCATGGGATTCCTCCTGAAGACCCTCCGCAGGTTCCTCACCTACATGGTTCTGTTCATTGCCATGGGCGGGATCAAGAGGGGATTCACGGAACTCATCAAGGCCGCCACCAACTTCAACCGAGCCATGGAGGAAGGTGCTCTCGCCATGGCCGGGATCATCCTGGCCACGGGCAAATTCGCGGACGCGGGGGGTCGGGTCCTTAGCGTGACTCAAGCCCTGCCCCTGGCCATGCAGGCCGGGCAGCGCCAGATGAAGCTCCTCCAGCAGGATGCCCTCGCCACGACCGGGAATTTCGAGGCCATGGCCGAGGCCATGCAGGTCGCCATCGCCCCGGGCTTGGCGGCCGGGATGAGCCTGGACCAGATCCGCCTCCTGTCCCGCCGCATCGCCCAGGCCGCCACGGCCCTGTCCATGCCCGGCCAGCAGCTCCCGGAGGAGATCAGGTCCCTGCTCTCCGGCACGATCCGCCCCCAGACCACCCGCATCGCCACGGCCCTCGGCATCCGCTCCGAGGACGTTCGGAAGTGGAAGGAGATGGGGACCTTCACCGAAGAGGTCCTGAAGCGCTTCGAGGCTTTCGAGAAGATCGAGAAGCCTCTCGGCAACACGTTCACCCTCCTGGTCAACAAGGTGAAGGATGCCTTCCGAGCGATCGCTGGGGAGGCCGGGACGGGGTTCTTCGGAGAGCTGAAGGGCCTGCTGGCGGACACGTTTGGGATCTTGACCGAGGAAGGAGCCGGTGGACTGAAGGTCGCCCCTGCCGCAGTTGCTGGCCTATCCAGCATGTTCGAAAGCATGGCCAAGGTCATCAAGAAGGTCAGGGACTATATCAATCAACTGGACTTCAAGCAGATCAAAGATTTGGGAGAATCTTTCGGAGCGATCCTCACAGCTCTCGGTCAATCTCTGTTCCTGCTTTTTGATGCAGCTCTGTTCTGGGTCAGTAAGCTCGCATTGTCCATGAAGCTCATCGGGGATATCCTTGGCGGTCCCATTCTCTCGGGGCTCGCTAAGGTAGTGATTCATGCCACTCTTTTCAATAAGCTCTTTGGAGGGGTCCTTTCCTCTATCAAATGGGCGGGAACATTATTCACCGGATTGATCGCAAAGCAAGCCATCCTGAACACTCAGGCTAAGGCTTGGACCACTTCTTTGATTGGCGGCTTGACGCGAGCTGGAGGTCTCGTTGCTTCTTTTGCCTTGGCGATCCCTCTACTTGATTCTCTCAAGGAGATGGTCAGCCCTGGTGGAGCGAGCGTAACCCAGATGATGCAGGCTGGCTTCTTGACGATGTTCTCTTCCGCCAAGAGCGCAGGAGAATACGTTGCGAAGGTAGAAAAAGGGCTAGCGGAAGCTGAGGATGCGGCGGACGGGGTGGTTCGCAAGGGAATGGATCCGTGGCTGGATCGCATGAAGCAGATCCAGCCTATAATGATTTCCACAGGCGAAGCATTGATGAGGCAGGAAGAGGCCCTCAAGAAGATGGCAGAGAACGCTGCCAACCTTGCCAGGAAGTTTGACCTGCTGAAAAATGCCCCCACCCTATCCGGTAGGGCCGGGGAGATCCAGACCAAGACGCTGGACGCCCAGGTCGATGCTCAGGATAAAGTCAAGGAGATCCTGGCAGAGCAGCAGTCTAGGGTCGCTCGCATCGCAACTATCGAGAGAAGCCAGCTCGAAATCCGCCAGAGGATGCAGAAGCTCGGGGGCGAGCACCTGAAGGATTTCAACTCCCTTGTGGATGCCGAAACGAAAAGGTCCAGGTTCCAGGAGCGTCTCGCTGCCATCAATGAGAGGGAAGCCGAGATCGGGGACAAGAGGAAAGAAAATGCTGATGAACTAAAGCTCCTCTATGAGGATCGTGTCCATGTGATGGAGAAGCTGGCCGAGATCGAAAAAGCTACGTCTGGCTTCGGGGGCCGGTCTGAGACTGCTCGCCAGGCTGCTTTGCAGATGCTGGAGCTGACTCGCCAGCGCATCGGGGCGAACACAGAACTGAACATGCTCCGCGACCAGGCTCTTGGAGTGGAGCAGAAGGTCCTGGAAGCCATGTCCATGCAGCTCGCGGTCGAGAACGAGCTGGCTGCCAAGAAGATCGAATCCGAGCTGGCTCAGGGCGGGGCCGAGAACCTGGCCGCCGAGCGCGAGGTCTTCCAACTCCAGCTCCAGAGAGCCAACCTGGCCTCCGTGGAAGCAGCCCGGGCCAAAGCCAATGCGATCCAGGCCCAGGCCGCCCTGGTCTACGCGGCCCAGGAGAACCAGCAGAACATCCAGGCCCTCCAGACCCAGCTTGCTGGGGCTCAGACCGAGCAGGAGCGCCTGAGCCTCCGCAGGCTCATCACGGCCGAGAGCGCCCAGAACGCCATCGAAGAGGGCGAGCTGATCCTGAAGCTCCAGCAGGCCACGGAAGAGATGCGCAAGCAGCAGCAGATCGCCCATGGGACGTTCGGAGAGGGCCTGCTGGAGGGAATGCGCCAGTTCGCTGAGGAGGCCCCCACGGCCTTCCAGGGCGGCCTGGACGTGATGAAGGAGTCCCTCAATGCCTTCGCTGACCTGGTGTCCAATGCCATCGTGGACGCTTTCGATCCCACGGCAGACCTGAACCTCCAGGAGCGGATCGCCCGGTTCATTCAGGACATCGGCCGCCAGCTCCTCCAGCTCGCCATGCGCCTGGCCATCGCCAAAGCCATCGGTGGGGCTTTCGGTGGTGGGGTTGTAGGAGCAGCCGGAGCTGCTGGCATGGCCGAGGGAGGCTCCGTGCGCCCGGCCGGGCTGCCAGCGTCCGATACTGTTCCGATTTGGGCCACTCCCGGGGAATACATGATGAAGGTGGATGCTGTCCGCAAGTATGGCGCGGACGTGATGGCAGCCATCAATCAGGGCCTGATCGACCCAACGTCCCTCCGTGGGCTCCGGGCCACCCGCAGGGCCTCTAGGGGGCTTCCCGGTAGGATGGGGTATGCTGAGGGGGGTGAAATCACCCCGGGCAGCACGGTTCCTGTGTCCCAGCCCGCAGGCATCACTGAGGCCGTGATCGTGGCCAATGACGAAGCAGTAGATCGGCTCCTGGCTGGCGGGAAGGGCGCAATGCTGAAGTTCATGCGGGACAACAAATCCACCCTGAAGGGGATCCTCTCGTGACTGTAGAGTCCCATCCAGATTTCCCTGACTGGACCCTCTACGGGATCCCCCACAACTGGGGGAATGCGTGTGAGCTGGAGACAGCCTTTCAAACGGCTATCACTTCGGCTGCCGATTCTGTCATGGAGGAACGTCGGATCTTGCTCGGTCACCCGACCCGGACCCAGACCCTGAACTGGCGGGGAGTGACCAAGGAGCGCCTCAACCGGATCCTGTTCTCGATGCGCAAGATGACCTCGGGCCAATGGGTGGTGCCGATCTATCCTGATCAGGCAGACCTGGAGTCGAATTACACTTCTGGGACATCCATCTACTGCGTGACGACCGGCCGGAGATTCGAGGTCGGGGGCCGGGTCTTGGTCCTGGAACAGCTCTACGGGGGCGAGGTCGGGAACTACGAGTGGGCCGAAGTCGAAGAGGTCCATGCGGATCACCTAGTCTTGACAGACGCTCTGGACAACGTATATCAAACTGGACTTACGTTGATCTTACCTTGCATCGACGTAGAGCCAGTTCTATCCCCTGAAATTTCCCTAATCACAGGACGGGTCGGAAACATCTCCCTGGTCACTCAAGAAGTGATCGGCCCGAGCACGCTGTCCGCTTTCGAGGGGGTCCCTTCCGGGTTCTCCTCCTTCCTCGGCTACCCCATCCTCTACCTGGAACACAACTGGGTCGAAGACCTAGCCCTCTCCTACGCCCGCGAGGGGTCCCTGGACGCGCTCGGGCGCGGGAGGGTGTTCCACCTTAGGGGCGACCGCCCGCGCCTCACCATGGAGCTGTCCTTGCTCCTGGAGAGGGATGACGCGGTGGGCATGATCCAGTTCTTCGAGGGGCGCAAGGGCCGGGCCCTGCCCTTCTGGCTGATGGACCCCGAGGACCTGTTGGAAGTCGTGTCGAGCGATTCAGGGGGGTTGAACATTGCCCCCCTGGGAGTGTTCGCTGACTTCGAGGAGGACCTGGAGTTCATCGGGATCCGGGACGTGAACGGGAATGTCCATGTCCGCAAGGTCTTGAGCGTGGTGGACTGGACAACCTACTGGAGGGTGTCGGTTACCACGGCCATGCCGAGCGAGACGGCTGAAATCGTGGCTAAAGCCAGACTCTCCAGGTTCGACTCGGATGCGATGAGCGAGGAGTGGGTCACAGCAGACTTGATGCGAACCAAGATCAAGACCATCGAATTACTTGAGGAGAACCCATAATGGCCAGAGCCATCGACCACTCCTCGAAGAGGACCTGGCAGAAGGTGTTGTTCACCTACGGGGACGCATCCACCAAAGCCTACACCAACTGGACCAGGGACATCGCTGGGACACCAGAATTCGAATCAGTTCCCGCGATGGAAGTGAAGCTACCTGAGAACAATGGGACCCTGGAAGCAGTTCATCTTTCCATCACACTCCCCCGGGACACCTTCACCGACCGAATCTCCGGCGGGCTTGCACACTCCCCTTGCTTTGTCCAGGTTTGGGAGAGCATCACCGACCCGGATTTGGTGCTTGATGCGACTGAACTGATCCTCTGGTATGGTCAGGTAACCTCTACGATCAAGCATCCGAATGGTCATCAAAACAGGGTGGAGATCAGATCCCAGCTCCAGAAGACCAGGCTCGATATCCCCCTGGGCCTCCAGGCGAATCACCAGTGCATTTGGACTCTGGGAGGCGGATACTGCGGAGCTACATTGGTTCAAAAGACTGGCTTGACCGTCACAGACATCACAGGCCGAATCCTGACCGTTGCCAGTCTGGACACGGCCAGTCTGGAGGACCGGCACTTCCATCGGGGCTACCTGGTATTCGATAACCTGCGCTTGGCCATCCGAGACTGGAGACTCGCGGATCCCCTGGCTTTTCTCCTCGCCAGACAGGCCCCCGTGGAGTGGATTGGGGAGGCTGTAACTGCCGTGTCTGGATGCGACAAGTCGATCGAGACATGCCGCCGCCGTTACAACGCAGAAGAGTGGTTCATGGGCATGGGCCATGCGATACCTGCCTACAATCCGATCATCGAGAATGGGGCATGATCCGCAAGCACTACATCCCCAACCTGCCTTGGATTGAGCTTCCCGAGCCTGCTCTTGGGGCGCTCCGAATCGTCCTTCAGTCATGGCACGAGACTCCTTACATGGCCGGACAGGCCCTCAAGGGAGTAGGAGTGGACTGCGTGCGGTTTGTGTGCGAAGTGATCCGCGAGCTGGAGGGGCAGGAAGAGATCCCCCTGGTGAACATTCCAGCCGACGCCTCCCTCCACAACCGGGCCGGGGCTATGGCGGCCTTCCACCAGATCATCTCTGCCTACCAGCCCGCCACCCGGGTCTCGACGCTCCAGCCCGGGGACGTGCTAGTGATCGGCCCCGCCAACGGAGGGCCGGGCCATGCTATGATCGCCGGGCCGATCAAGAACACGCTCTGGCATTCCTGCTCCATGGGAGTGCAAATGACAGGAATCGGATTCGTCTCTGGCTACCAAAAAATCTTCGGCATTTACCGCAAAGACAAGAGCGCCTGGGGGAGGCAAGCATGATTTGTATTGTTGAGCTTGGGGTTGCTCTTATCGGCGTGGGTCTGTCCCTGTTGGCTGGGATGCTTCTCAAGCCAAAGACCAAGAGCCCTTTGGACGACAAACCTACGACCCTCACCACCCGTGGTGCCTACGTCTCCTGGATCCTCGGCCAACGCAACGTGGCCCCCGTCTTTGCTTGGGCGGGACAGAGGATGACCAAGAAGGAGAAGCTCAAGGAAGGCGGGAAGGGAGTAGGGATCGGCGGCTCTGGAGAGAAGACCAAAGTTTTCTACGAGGCTGGATGGCACCAGCTTTGTGTCGGACCGGCGGATGAGCTTTATCAGATCCGGCAAAATGGAGCGGTCATCTTCGAAGGTCCTATCTCTCGCACTTCCCATCCCAGCGGAACCCTGGTCGAGCTGCAAGAGAAGGAAGGATCCTTCTACATCTACTGGGGCGAACCAGACCAGCCCATCAACACGTTCCTTGGAGATGCCGCCCGTGTCGGGATTTCTTCCAGGTGGCCGGGCCTCTGCTACGTGGTCTGGTGGAGGAAGCGACTTGGGCCCTCCCCCAACTGGCCCCAGCTCGAATACGTCATCAACTGCAAACCCAGGGCAGACATCCTGGAGGACTCCAGTGGTTATGTTCCTCCGTCCTGGACCATCGACACTGGATACACATGGACCATCAATGATACTCGCCCCTGGTATGCGGTTCGGGTCTATCCTAAGACTGTAGGTTCCCCTCCTCCAGGAGGAGATTACAGTGGAGTCGTCCCGGAATCTGAAGTGGGAGTAGCGGACTTACTGACTCCTGTAGTCATCACCCATCCGGCTAGGGATATTGCAAGAGTTGTGCCTGGAGACCCTACCGCAGGACACTATGTTTTAGATCCATCTAATGTGCTGAATCCAGAGTATTTCACCACAGACACAGATCACGACGTGCAAACGTCTGGGGTTGGCACCATCAGAAGGATCCGCTCTGGCAGCTCTACACTGACAGGTGAAGTTGTCCCCAATGCTTTGGAGACAGCCGCCCACAACATCACCAAAATTTTCCCTGTCGGTGGAGTGTCAGGAGCAAATGCTGCTGGATACGTTCAACGGCATTACCACTACTTCTCCACAGACGGGACCAGGATTGACCATTACTTCAACATTCCGATCACCTACTACTTGGATGGAGTTGAAGGCACTGGTTACATCGCTGTCGGGGGAAACTGGAGCGATTACCTGAAGAGGGGAGAGATCGTCCTGGCAGGAAATGGGATGGCCGATGGGTCTTACACCCTGGTCAAGCCTTCGGAATATGCCGATCATCATGCGTCCTGGACCGAAGAGGACAACGCAGTAGCCCTTGTCGTGTCGAAAAACCAGACTTGGTGGTTTCCGGCCGGACAAGTCATCCGCATTGCAGATTGCCCCGGGGTCCAAGACGGGGACTACATCGTTTCCAGTTCTGAGGATTATGAGGGGACCACGAGGATCTACCTGGAGCAGGAGATTTTTTCCGCCGAGCCTGGTGGGACGATCACCTGGTATTATCGGACGCCAGACTTCGGGATCAACCCTGCTCATGCCATCGCGGAACTCCTCTTCGCGGAGTGGCCCCTGGGCCTCGGCCTGAACCAGGCTGAGTGGGACTTGGACTCCCTGGAGACCTATGGAATCGAGAACGATTCCGATGTGACGGACAAGAAGTTCTTCACGAGTTGGCTGGCCGAGGACGGGGAAGAGGCAGGGGCCCTGCTCGGGGCCGCCATGCAGGACCTCGGGCTGGCAATCATTTGGGACTCTGAGACCGGCAAGCACCGCTTCAAGCTCATCCGGGACCCAGAAGAGGATGGATCTCCCCCCGACATCAAAGAAATTTCGGACGACATCATTCTTCCGCCTCTCCCACAGATCGAAACCTTGCACGCGGACCAGAGGCCGAACAAGCTGGTCTTCGGATTCCCGGACAGGCAGCAGAACTACAGGACCTCCACCATCTCCATTGATGATGATGGCCAGGCGAGCCTGATGGAGTATTCGAAGGCCCAAGAGATCCGTCTCACGGTCATCGACCACTTCGATCCGGCCAGCATCGTGGCCGAACGCCGGAGCCAGGAGGAACTGGCTGGGGGCAGCGCATTCACCTTCCATATGAACAAGGAAGCCCGCGAGCTGCTCCCGGGAGATGTTCTCCTGGTGGATGGGTTCGATGAGCTGCTCCGAGTGACCGGGGTAGAGTTCCAGGGGGACTCTGGCACAGTTGAAGTGAAGTGCATCACCGATATCTTCGGAGTCCCGGCTTCCTCGTTTCGTCCTGCCCAGGGAACTCTCCCCGTCCCGACCGAGCCGCCGGACGTGGACCTGGCTTTCGATATCCTTGAGATTCCGGAGCATCTTTCCGGATTCGGAAATCAGACCATAGGAGTCCCCCGCATCAGGGCGAACCAGGCTTCCTTGTCCGCAGATATCCACTTGTCCCTGGACGATCTGACTTACATATACAACACGACGCACTCCGAGGTTCACACGGGCGGAACCTTGGTGGCTGAGCTTAGTGCGGATGGAGAATCAGAGCTGGATGAGGGACCTTCAATAACTATTCAAGGAGCTGATATCGCTGATGCGATTGAAGACCTGACTGGGGACGATTACAACTGGAGAGCCGGTCGCCAGATCGCTCTGATCGGGGATGAAATCTGCTTCTTCCAGAAGGTTACGGCTATCAACGCCACGACCTACAGAATCGACGGATTGATCCGAGCTAGGTTCGATACGCGGAAAGAAACACATGCTATCGGAACCCAGGTCTTCCTCTTCCTCCGGGAGAACCTGCTGTCCATCGAGGATATTCTTCTGAGCGTAGGTGCGGATCTCTACTTGAAGACTCAGCCCCCAAGCGTCAGCTTGGATGTAGTAGACCCAGCCAACAGAGTTCTCTATGGGAAGGGAGTCAGGCCCATGACTCCGGAGAACCTGCGCCTGTCCGCCCCATTCCCTTGCTTGGCGGCCTTCAAGACCGGGAACAACTTGGTCTTCAACTGGGAGTATCTTAGTTCCTTGACACCAAAGACCGGGGCCGGGATGCAAGGCTACGGGGCGGTATGTGGAGAATCTGCTGTAGACGGGGAGTTCCGCCTAGAGATCCTGAATGCCCTTGACGAAGTGAAGAGAACCGTCTTGACAACTGCCTTGACATATTCCTACTCGAATGCGAACATGGTCTCGGATTTCACTTCCGAGCCAGCGTCTTTGAAGGCGAGGCTAACCATGGTCAGAGGGGGCCTGGATAGCGACTCAATCACCCTGGAAATTGCGAGGATCTGATGGCTAGACCGAATCCTGACGACATCACCATTTCCCACGGCTTGGAGTCGTGGGACACCGCGATCGAGGACAAATTCGATCTTGTCTTCGACACTCCGTTGCCTCTGGCGAGGTATGCTGATTTTGCATCCCTGCCGGACGCAAGTGCCTATGAGGATTGCCT